CGCGAAACCCTTCTCACCGTAGTTTTTCAGTACTTGGGCGTTTGTAGACATGCCGTTTTCCAGATATGGCAAACCGGGCGATTTCTTGGGGTGGATGATTGATGAGTTGATGACTCTCATCACACCTGATATTTCATCGTAATCGGGATCTGGTGAAAACGTAGCTCCTTCGACTCTTCTAGCCAATAGCTGCGCACACCGTTCGATTTCCGAATCGCTCGGTTCACAGGTCATAGTGAGACGCGCTTGTTTTGCGATCTCAAGATGCGCCAACAAAGATCTCGCTTCCGTGTCGGCGTTCATTTCTGGGTACTGGTAAACAGTCGGATCATAACCACAAGCCTCAGCTTCGTCCGCCAAGTTCTCAATAGCCTGCGTAATTTCCGGCTGTTTAGTGGGTGCTTTTGGAGCATGCACTGGTTTGCTAGGTTCAACCTCGCACCAGTACCTGTTCTCCTTCACTTTCAAATCGGCGTTCTCGTCTTCAAAGCGGACCATAGGACCATACCTCTTCTGGCCGTCGTAGAGCATGTCTTCAACGTAGTCTAGATTCTTCTCCAGATTGTCATAAGGACCGAAGGCCTCGGCCATCTGGTTCATAGTCCATCCGTACGTGCATTCTCCATTCTTCAGTTCCAGAGCATACGTCCCGTCGCGCCCGTAAGCCGTGACACTGTACAAGCCGCCGCGCCATTTTTGGCGGCGGTAGTGCTCCTTGTACGCGGCATCTGCATAGGTGAAGTGCTTTGTTCTACGCGCTTCCTCTTTGCTGCCGGCTGCGATTAAGTACTCAATCAACTCTCTACGAACGGCGACGTTGTGTTCGCCGCTCATAGCTGTGTGCATCCCGATAACGGATGAACCACAGAACAGTGGTGACCCGGAGAAGCCTTTCCTTGTGCTCGCAGTGTGGTGCAGCAACTCGACTCCACTGCCTTTCAGCGTTTTGCCGGATGCTGACACCAACAACCCATTTTCGGTGAAACCCACCGTCTGCACCTGTTGGTCGTAAAGAGATGGAAGCTTAGCAGTTGCTTTGCCAACACGTATCTTCGCCCACTCAGCGTCGCTCAACTCACTGACGAAGGCATCCACGTTCAGAGCGGTGATGCAATTAAGCATCGGATCGAAAAAACCGTCAGGTACAGGGTAAACCTTGGCTGTATCGACCTCGTAGTTCTTGTGTTTAGTCTCTCTGATTGAACACAAGTACACGCTTGCTGTCGTTTCATTCAACACATTGGCACAATGCCTGGCTGTCACGAAGAAATTCTCCAGCCGGAAAAAGACCCCAAAGACTGTAAGGTCGTTCTCCTCGTTGGCTACCATAATAGCGCCAACTGGCTTGCTTTTGCACGGAAAATATTCTGAGCCTGGCATCGCCATCTCTTCCGCGTACGTCGGTTGCTTGTGCTGGCCATCTGCCGTCAGGTCGTATTTCTTTCCTTCGATTTCGACCCGGTATATAATGCCACTTTCTGTGGCCAGCTGCCCAAGAAACGCCGTACGCCCCTTTTCCTTCGGCACCGCCAGCTTACGAGGCGTTTGAACTGCGAATCTTCGTGCCGCAGCCAACGCCAACGCAAGACAAATGATGTCGAAGACGGCTTGCGTAATAGGGGGCATAGCGTAGTACCAGCCCAGGCCAACATGGTCTGATGCTGCGCACACGCGCTCCCCGATTGCTTCAGCCGCTCGCAACACGACGTATCCCAAGTAACACCAGAGCTGGTAGTACTTGTTTGTGACCTCATCAGTACGAGCTGTAGCGTACTGCAGTTGTCCGGCGATGAACAACAACATGAGGTGGGATTTCAGCTGGAGGGAAAACATCCGGCGCCGAGCACATTCCTCGCGCCTATCCTTCTCAGCAACGTCCTGATGCTCAACAAGGTGCACCTCGTTGACGATGTGGGTATCGATCAACGGGCTTGGAGTGTACCTGCCCCAATGCGTGCGAGGCATGATCCCATCATCATGCACCTCGACCGGATCCGCGACGAC